GGCGCGGACACCAACGCCGACGCGATCTTCAAGCAGATCACGACCATCGCCTCGACGGTGTTCATCCAGCCGGACGGCGTCGTGCTCAACCCGGCCAACTGGCAGACCATCCAGCTGACCAAGAACGCGAACGGCAATTACCTCGGCACCGGGCCGTGGCAGAACGCGCAGCCCCCGCAGCTCTGGGGCTATCCGGTCGCCGTGACACCCTCAATCGTCGCCAACACGGGCTTGGTCGGCGCGTTCCGGCAGGCCGCGCAGGTGTTCCGCAAGGGCGGTCTGCGGGTCGAAACCTCGAACTCGCACAGCGATTTCTTCATCAAGAACCTGGTCGCGATCCGGGCGGAAGAGCGGCTCGCGCTTGCGGTCTACCGGCCGGCCGCGTTCGGCACGGTCACGGGCCTCAATTAACTCGGATGCAGGTGAGGCCTGAACGCCTCGAGAAAGAGCAGTGAGTCATGAGATTCCTACGCGCCTTCACGCAATCGCTTGAGGGCAAGTTGTGGACGCGGTACGACGGCGGACTCGATCGCAGCGCGGGGATGCCGGACCAGGCGCCCGTGTTGTTTCACCTGCGCACGCGCGTGACGGTCGCGCAGCTCAACGCCGGCTTGACCCTCTTGCCGGCGATTGTCGGCAAGACCTACCGGATCGTCGAGGCGTCGATGCTCGCGGTCGGCGGCGCGGGCACGACGGCCACATCCGTCAACATCATCGGCACCCGGGCGGCGGCGCCCGTGCAGTTGTTCGTGGCCGCGGTCGCGCGGCTCGTGCAGAGCGTGCGGCTGGTGACCGGGACGCCCTTCGCCACCGCGGGCGCCGAATCGCTGACCACGCTGGCGGACGGCGCGTCGTTCACGCCGCTCGATGCCAATACGGGGATCACGGTGATCACGGTCGGCTCGGCGATGACCGTCCTGACCAACCTCGACGTCTCGCTCGCGTACGTCATCGAAGGCTAACCCGACCGGGTGTCCGGGCGCGCGCATCGTCGGGCGCGCGTCCCGGGATCGGGCCGTTGAAGGAGCAGCATGCCGCAACCACGTTACAACCCGACGACCAATCAGATGGTCCGCGTCGATACGGACAATCCCGCCGTCCAGCACAGTCGACAGCGCGTGACGCTGGCGCAACTGAACGCCGGCTTCACGTTGCTGGCGGCGGTGCCGGGCTTCGCGTACCGGCTCGTCGACATCACGCTCATCGCCATCGGCGGCGCCGTCGCAGGGGCGACCGACGTGCGGATTCTCGGCACGCGGGCGGCCGGGTCGGTGGCGCTCGGGATTGCGGCGGTGGCGGGGCTGACCCAGAGCACGCTGTTGCGGCTGGGATCGCCGTTCGCGACCGCCGGCACGGCGTCGATTGTGGCGTTGGCCGACGGCGCCTCCCTGACGCCGCTCGATGCCAATACCGCCGTGACGATCGGGAAAACCGGGGGCACGGCGACGACCGCGACGGCCGTCGACGTGATCCTGACCTACGCCCTGGAGTAAGCCCGGCCATGACGCGGCAGGCGCTCGATGGGATCGGCTGGGACGACGACGACCTCGATCTCGGCGAGGACGATCGTCTCGTCGCGCGGGCCACGCGGCCCGGGCGGCGGCGTCACCGGTGCGCCCGGGCGGAGCGGGTCGCGTAATGTCCCGATCCAGTCCCGGCCCCTGTCCCATCTGCGGCGCCGACCATACGGCGTGCACGACGGACAGCGGCCCCATCACCGTCGTCCAACTGCCGGCGCGTGACGCGGCGGCCGCGGCGGAGCTCGCCCGCGTGCCGCTCGTCGCGGAGGTCGTGCAGGCGACGCTGCCGCCCGGGCAGTTCACGACCGGCACCTACCGCGGCGATAGGAACCGCAAGCGGTGAGCTTCATCCAGCCGCCGTTCTGGGCCAACCAGTCGGCGCCGGCGACCGCACCGCATGCGGTCTCGGTCGTCTTCCTCGAGCCGACGCTCGAGCCGATCGATCTCGCCACGGCGAAACTCTATGCGCGCCTCAGCGCAACCGACACGAGCCTGGACGCGCTGATCCTGGGCTTTATCAAGACGGCCCGGTCGAAGGTGGAGCAGGACACCGGGCTCGCCCTGCTGACGCAGACACGGGACGTGTACCTCGATGCGATCGCCGGGCGGACCCTCACGCTGCCGTCGCAGTCGAGGCCCTTGCAGTCCGTCACCTCGTTCAAATCCACGGACACGGCCGGCGTTGTCCAAACGCTCGACCCGTCGAACTACGTCGTCGACTTGGCGGGCGGCCGCCTGGGCCTCGCCCTCGGCGGCGCGTGGCCATCGGACCTGCGACCATTTCAGCCGTATGTGCTGCGAATCGTTGCGGGCTGGACCACGGTGCCGCTGTTGGCGGCCGCCAGGCCGACGCTGGTCGATGCCGTCGGCTTCCTCGTCGACTACACCATCAACAAAGACGCGCTGGCGCTGGAGTTGTACGAGGAGGCGATCGCGCCGTATCGCCAGGTGTGCGTCGCATGAAGGGCCCCGTGCTGCGGGAACGGTTGACGATCCAGGAGAACGTCCCGGATGCCCTGGTCGTCTCGAGCCTCACGCGCGCGACGACGACCGCCACCGCGCTGACGGCGATCCCGCACGGCTACGCAACGAACGATTACGTGACCGTCGCCGGCGCCGTGCCCGTGGGCTACAACGGCAAGGTCAAGGTCGTCGTCACCGGCGCGTCGTCGTTCACGTTTACCGTCAGCGGCGTGTTGACGACGCCGGCGACCGGGCCGATCACTGTGACGTATGTCTCGGATGCGCAGGGCGGCCGCAAGATCGGATGGGCCACCCTCGACACCGTCTTCGCCGAGCTCCTGCCCGTGCGCGCGATGGAGCGGCTACAGGCCCAGGCGCTGCAGGCGCAGCTCGATTATCGGTTTCGAGTCCACACACGCGGTGACCTGACGCCGCAGATGCGTGCGCTCTGGACGCCGCAGTGGCCCCCCGGCGCGCCGCTGCACACGCTCGAGATTCACGGCATTCCGCCCGATGGCGACGGTCGCCAGTACCTCTTCCTCGAGTGCGGGGAGATCGTCTGATGGCCTACGTCTTCCCGCTGACGGCCGTCGGCGACGCGGTCTATGGGCTCTTCCAGGATGCCGCGCTCTACGCGCTGGCCCCCGGCGGCGTGCAGACCGACGTCCCGGAGAGCCCGACCTTTCCGTTTCTCTGGCTCGAGCTGCTGCACCAGGCGAACTACGGCGGCTTGGGCACGCGCCCTGGCCGCGGCTCGGTCCCAGGCCTCCAGCTGCGGCTGCATGTGTTCCAAGGCGCCTACGGCACGATGCGCGACGCGCACGTGGTGATGGCGCGGGCGATCGAGCTGCTCTTCGAGGGCGCGCCGCTCGTCGTCGACGGCTACACGGTCTGCAGCGGGATCCCGCTGCCGGAGATCGAAACGATTCCGCTGGCCGACCAGGAACTCAACGGCGTCAAGGTGCACGAGCTCGTGACGAACATCGAGCTGGTGATCCAGGAGACGAATGCCTGACGACCGCCCTGATCAGGCGCCCGCGATTGTCGATGCCTCCGGGCGGCCGGCGCGCCAGGCGATCGACACGAATTGCCCGCGCTGCGGCGCCGCGAAGGAGAAGCGCATGGCCTCCTGCGGGTTTGGCGTGCGGCGGCCGGTCTGTACGGTCTGCGGCTACAAGTGGGAAGACGAGGTCTGGTGTGACTGAGTTGAAGGGGAAAGACTACCGCGCCCTCCGGCGGCTCTCGACGGCGGACGACGAGACCCTCGCGGAAGCGGGCGCGACGTGCGAGCGCGTGCCGGCCGAGAGCTTAGCGGCCCTCCTCGCGAGCGGCCATATTGAATCGACCGCGGCGCCGGCGCGCCGGCACGAGGCCGCGTCATGAGTCTGCTGTCCTCCTCACAGTTTGGCGTCTTCGTCGTGGACGGCTACAACCTGCTGTCCGCGAAGATCAAAGACTTTTCGCACGAGGTCGAGGTCGAGCTCGAACCGAGCGATGGCCTCGGCGATCTGTGGCGCGCGACGGTGCCGACGGGCATGCGAAAGGCGACCATCACCCAGGGTGGGGCGTTCTTCGACACCACGACGGCCGGCATTCACGACGCGATGAAAGCCGCGCCCAGCACGGTCCGGCTCGTGGCCTGGGCCTTCGCGGGCAACGTCATCGGGGCGATCTTTACCGCCGTCCAGGGCGCGTTCTCCATCAAGTACGCGCCGCTGTCGACGGTCGGCAAACTCACCAAGGCCAACGTCTCGTATCAGGTGAGCGGGCAGCTCGACGAGGGCGTCATCTTACAGTCCGCGACGGCGAAGACGATCGACTGGAACACCAAGACCGACGGAGTCTCGGTCGACTACGCGCTCGACGCGACGCAGCGCGTGATCCCGATCACGTCGAACACGCTCGCCAATCCGACCGTCGTCACGACGCCCGTGCCGCATGGGCTGGCATCGACGGACGTCATCGTCGTGTCTGGCAGCAACAGCACGCCGTCGATCAACGGGTCGCAGGTCGTCACGGTCACCGGCGCGACCACCTTTACCGTGCCGGTCAACGTCAGCGTCGCCGGCACCGCGGGCACATTCGTGCGAGGCAACACGAAGCTCGGCGGTGTCGGCTACCAATTCGTCAGCGCGCTCAGCGGCTTCTCCGGGTTCATCGGCAAGATCCGGAGCTCGCCGGACGACGTCACCTACGCGGATCTCCTCACCTTCACCAACGTCACCGCGGCGCCGGCGGCCGAGCGGCTGACTGTGGCCGGCACGATCGATCGGTATCTCTCGTTCAACGGCGACGTCACCGGCGCCGGGTCGATCACGCCGTTTGTCGGGTTCAAGCGCAACTAGAACTGGAGCAGCATCATGGCCGTAGGTATTCAGGGTTCCACCGTCGTCACCGTCAGCCTCACCGATAGCGCCGCCACGCCGCGGCTCATCACCGGGTTTGTGATGGATCTGGGCGGCGCCGAAATCGAAGTCGAGTTGCAGTCCTCCGAGGCGTTCGGCGACCTGTGGCGCGAGT